CTTTCTTTGGCTGTGGTTGTTGTGGTTGGGGTTGGACGGACTTCTTTGGTTTCTTGATTGGTTGTCTTCTCATTTTTCTTCTCTTCTACTTTAGGGGTTTCAACTTTAACTGGGTCAGGAACTTCACGGGTTTCTTCACCTTCGCAAACTTCTTTATACTTTAATTTATGAATGTTCCAATAATGGACTGCAATCTTACGATTACTAAACCATTCACCACATTCTTTACACTTTTTTTCTATCATAATATCACCTCAAAATTAAAATGTTAATGTTATATATTTATATTTACCACCCGTCAAAGGGGTCTACTCGCCTAGTATCATCATCGTATTTATCATCATATATTACTTGCTGTTGTTCTTTTTCTTTTAAGTTGTCATTAATAGCAAGAATATCACCTTTTGCTTCTACTTTGCTTGTAGTTTTTTCTTGTTCAGGGGTAACTACTTGATTTTCGTGTTTACCCAAATCCATATCCACATTGAATGTTTCACCTAGTTCTACATAACTTCTAATATGTTCCATATTATCATCGTTTACATTTAGTTCATCTACATTTTCGTGTGAATTTCTCCAAACCCTCAATATGAACTGATATGTTATTGGTGTGCTTAAAAAGGTTGTGCCTTCAGCAAAATCCTTGACATTGATAACTTCATAATATAAATCAGAATATTTAAAGTACATCAAATCACCAATCTTAGGAACTATTGAATCATAGGCATTTGGATTTTCAGTTTTCCAATCGTACTTGCTTGCTTCCAAGAAATGTTGAATTGTACATTGGACTGTTACCGTTTCAGTATAAATCATTCCTTGTAATTGATATTGCTTTTGTAATTGTGGAACATTGTCAGTATAAACTTGTAGGGCGAATCTTCTTTTTACATTTTCTAATTGGTCTTCACCGTACAATGGGTCAAACTTGGTATCGTGTTCCTTTACGAAATAATAAACTTCAAATCCAAACTTGTTATATGCCTCACTTGTCAAACTGGCTAACAAGGCAGCTTCACTACCATAACAATCATTATTTAAAGAATCAAAATATCTTGGTTGTGTCCAGTCCGTTTGTGGTGGGCAACTATTACCAAATACTTTTTGAAATTCACTTGTAAAGTCTGTCATACTATATTTATTATGTAACTTTAATTTTACAAAGAATTAATTGACAATTTAAACTTATTTTCCTATATTATGAATATCAAAGAAACCAACAAACAAAGAGGTAACAATATGGCATTTGGTTCTAAGGGCAAAATCATTTACAGCGAATCTAAGACGGTAACTCTTTTTGGTAAGGAATACCATTTGAAGGTTACTAGGGTTCAAAAGAAAACTCGTGACCGCGACCCGGTGACATTCAAGAACCTCGGTTGGAGTGAAAAGGTATTTACCTTGGGTAAGGTTGAAGAATTTCCGGATGCTAGTTGGTGGCCGGAACTTGACTTTGGTCAGCGAATTGTTCCTTTTTCCATTAGTGGCTACGAAGAAAAGGACAAGGGTTTCAAGGCTGTTAATGAAATTATGGAAGCTATGGTATTTGATGCCCGTAAGTGGGAACACGAAGGTAACGAAGCAAATACCGATGATATTATTGCTCGTCTTGAAAAGGAATGTAAGTAATGAGTGTTTATTTAACTTTAAGCCAGGTCAATAAGATTGTTTATGGGCTTGGCTTGTATGACGCCAAATTGGTTGATTATCGTTATTTAAATAGCTACGAAATTAGCATTAAATCACCGTCATTTATTGGGTGGCAAACGGTTTTGTTCTTGAAGAAGCGAAATGGTAACAATTACAAAGTTACACATTTCTATGATGTGGTTGATGGGTTTGTTGATAATAACAGCAAACAATACCTTTTACGATATAAAACATCAGTTTATGGTAAGCCTAAGACTGCCAATGAGTTATACAAAAGACTTGCTAAACTTAAAGAAAACATCAAAAAGATGGAACAGGAATCCAAACAATACAAAGTGTTTAAAAAGAAACTTGAACTTTTAAAGGACTTTAACAATGAAACTTGAATATATTATTCACAACATCGCATATTTTCTTGGATTAGAAAAATATTATCACAAAAAAGCACTTTACCGTTTGTTTGATGCGTGTAACCAAAGATATTTTGATGGTAAACTCCCAAGAATTAAAATTTTAGTCAATAATGATATGGGTCAAATTTTGGGTCAGTTTTGTGCAATGATTAATATTGGTGAAGCAAATTTCACACCGACACAAATTTATATCAACTTAAAGGGTATTGCCGGAAATGAATATGCTATGTTGAATGTTATGGTTCACGAAATGGTTCATTATTGGGAATATTGCTTTGGTGGAACTCTTTCAGAAAATTGGGTTAATGCTTATCGCATTTGGCTCACCGAATTAAGGGGTATTGACTTTAGTAAAAATATGTCTGAATATGAAAGGATTTGGGATAAGATTAGAGATGTTTTAGGACACGGCCACGATGAAGTTCATTCCGAAATGTTTATGCAAAAATGTCACGAATTAAATGAAAAGTTTTCTGAACTTGATTTGAGAGTGGCATTTGATAAGCCTAAGTTGTAAACTTTTATTTACTCAATTTAATGGGTTTGTCTATTGACAAGCCCTTTATTTTTTCCTATATTAAACTTAGGAAAACTAAAACAAGAGGTAACAACTATGGCAAAAACAAAATTAACAAATAAAATTTTGAATGAAAAATACATTATTGTAGGTCATAATGTCAAAGGGGAGATTATAGGTCATCCAATTCTAGGTATGCCTGCAGGCAAAGTAATGACCCGAAAAGAAGTGTATGATGTTTTTTTTGCATTAACATATTTTAATTGTTTTAAAGAATGTTATGGTGATGTTAGTTGGGAAAAAGCACTGCAAAGTGATTTAAAGAAAGGATATTTTGCTAAAATTTAAGAGGTAACTATGTGTGTAATTTGCGATAAACTTAAAGAAATTTCCACCAAGCAGCCAATTCAAATCACTTGCTATTGGGGTGATAACAACCGTAATTGTTGTATTACCAGTGATTTAAGTAAATGTTCCATTGAGATTCTTGGTGATGATGGTCGCACAATTGTAAGTATGCCAATAACCCGTTGTCCTGCTTGTGGTGAACCCATTGTAAAGCCGGAAGAATGTAAGACTTTTGAAGATGTTGTAAAAAGGGAGGGATAAACTATGTTCTCAGCTATGTTTAAAAAATCCAAATCGCAGGATTTCCCTGTTGAATGTCGTGCAATGTATTACTTTGCGAAAGGTAGGCATGCTCATGCTGCCCGTAAGGGCAGTGGTATGCCTTATTTTGTTCACCCGCGTGGTGTAGCTTGGCTAGTAAAGAAGTATGGTGGAACTATCACCCAAATCAATGCAGCATTCGGTCATGACTTATTGGAAGATACCGATACAAGTTTTGAAGAAATTGCTGTAATTTCTGGTAGTGAAGAATGTGCTGAACTTGTTCTTGAATTGACCAACAATAAGCATACCATTGAAGAAATGGGTAAGACCGATTACATGACAGAAAAGTTGTGTAAGATTTCAAAGGATGCCTTGCTTATCAAGTTGGCAGATATGGTTTACAATTCCTATGACCAGCCAAAAGAAAATGCAATGAAACGAATGTATCAAAATGTTTGTGAAATGCTCTTGAAAAGAAAAGATATTCCACAGCCTTGCCGTGAACTAGCACAACTCGTAATTTTGGCTTAGTATGAAAGTTGTAGAGTTAGCACATCTAATTAAAAAGTATAACCTTGAAGTAAAAGGTTTTGATAAACTATGGTATAATGACTGGTGTATTGGTAGCTATGGTACTGGTGGATTTGAAGATGATATTTGGATTCTTATTTATGGTATTTCAACAAGTGAAATTTTTAATTCAAATGAAGGTGAACAAGCAATTTTGAATATCATAAAACAAATTGATAATCAAGAACTTTCTGACAAAGTAAACTTATTACAACAGGTTATTAAATGACTGTAGGACAATTAGCAGATTTAATTAAAAAATATGACCTTGAAGAACAGGGTTATATTTTATATTATAATTCAAATAAAATTG